CTAGTCGGCTTTTCCCCGTCCCGAGTTCCCGCACTTGTACATCGTGAGGTAGGATTTGCTCGGCTTTGTCCCATCCATTATGCCTTAACCAATTTACATAGCTGTCAAGTCCGACCCCGTTATTCTCGTAAAAGTCCATCAGCCGGATTTCTGAGCCAGCTATTTGAGCCACCCAAATCACCGTAGAGTCACCCATTCCCAAGTCCCATGCACACACTGTCTTACAAAGGTCATCGCGGGGAATCTCTTGAATGTGGTTCTTTTCGTCCAAATCGTTGAGCAACTGCCCGTAGTAACTGCCCTCTACCGCAGCGGTAAATGAACACTCAAACTCTTGAAGGTACTTATCGTCCCCCATTTCTATCCGAGCCGCCTTTAGTTCTGTGACGGTCAAGACCTCTGTTTGTGAGGCTTTGAACTCCAATAGCCCCCACCCGTCCTCAGTTTCTGCCCGATCTCGTAGGTCTTTAAAGTGATTGTGGCCCTTTGGCGTTCCGATAAAGCAACACCACCCGAGTCTGTCAGCCAATGACGGGCGAATAATGTCTGTCCATATCTTTGGGTTTTGGTCGCCAATCTCGTCAAGAATCACCCCATCGAAATATTGGCCTCGCAGTGAGTCGGGGTTGTCTGAGCCATATAACTGAATCCGGCGGTTCCAAAAGTCCACCCGCAGTTCTGAAATGTTCTCAGTTCCCCCGAGAGGTCTTGCATACTTCGTGAGGTAGTCCCATGCCACCCGTTTGGCTTGCCCGTATGTTGGGGCAATGTAAGCGTAGCGGGGTGCTTCCTTTTGGTTGCTCACCGCATCTTTAATCAAGTGGTTGATCGCGCTGACCGTCTTTCCCATGCGCCGATGGGCCACCACCACCCCGAACCGTTTAGCGTCTAGCAGAGTGTGAATCTGCAATTGCTCTTTTCTCGGGCTATATGGGATTACGATGGATTGTTCGGTTGCGCCCATGTGACTTTCATTTCAATGGGATTGTTCGCGTCTCCGGCGTGTTCTGTCCTTGCCAGCTTGGGAATGTGATACTCCACGACACTTTGGAATAACTCAAATGCCTTTGCGGGGTTTGGCTTTATATCATGCTCGGGGTCGCCCTCTGCTACCTTGTCGAGCCAAATAGAGAGCCTCCATGCGTTTCCATCTACAAAGGTAGCTATGGCTTGTCTTGCCTCCGATGTGGCCTTGTTGGGCGTTCCAGCGGCCCTACCGCCCATTCTCCCGCCACTCATATAGCACCCTTGCTATCTTTGGCTACTATAGTTAGCATTGTTTTCTTTTGCATTACCAATTCCTTTAGGTCTGTTGGTATTACTTAGTATATAACAGACTCAATTCCTCATCTAGTTTTCGGCGTGTCTCGGGGTCTGCCAATAGGCTTGCGGGTAGAAGTCCAGCAAGAATGTCGGATTCGTTCCGGCGCATTGGGTCAAATGCTGCGTTTGTTGATCTGATCTGTGATGGGTCAAAGACTACCCCAACATCAACTAACTTTGCTGGGCCACCGCCGGGGTCAAATGTGTTCTTCAAGATCAAAGCATCATGTCCACCACCTAATGCTTGATCTATTAAATCTGAATAGGTTTGCTCTCTGTATGCCTTGCCTTCAAAATCGTAAACCATTGGGTTTTTGTACCGCAATGCTACGGGCATCACATTGCCGCCCTCTTGAGTCTTTTCAAGCACTGCTCTTTCGTTTTTAATGCTTTGGAAATCGTCTATTGTTTTGATTGCTTTTGCAGCTTCTTTTTCACCAACCAAATCGACAATCTCTTTTTTAAGATTATCAAACTGCTTATTATCATATTTGTTATACCACCCGTAGGGCATTAGTTCTTTGTATTTTTTATCTAACAGTTCGGCTTGTGCTTGCGGATGTTGCAAACTGTAAAATGTTTCATTAACTTTTTCTGTCATTGTGTCTCTAGCATCGCCATACTTAGCAACCATAGACTGTGCGTAGTTCATTCTGTTTATTTCAGAATCTTCCGCTATTTGCATTTGCTTTTCGTATTCGTCCCAATCTCCGCGCTTTTCAGCCGACTTAGCTTTTCTCATAGCCTCTCGGTATTCTCTTGAGCCGCCAATCTGAGCATATCCCGATGCAGTTTCAGCCCCATGCCCCGCCATTGTCGCTGACTGTGCTATTTCTTCCGGAGTTAAACCGCCTTGTTGGAGAAATTGCAATATATCTTTATCTTTAACATCATTTACCATTGATGATGGTGGGTTTTGTGGGTCACGGGCAAAGAAAAAACCTTTTTTGGCACTTGCTGCACCCGTTGCCTCACCGAGCAAACTTGGGTTAAAACTCTTTATGTCACCAGTTGAGCCGTGATACCACCCATGCTCATAGCCTTGTTGCAATGATCTCGGATAGGCTTCGACTGATTGCCCAATGTTTTCAGCGTTTCTTTGTGCCGCCTCAATTGAGGCTTGTTGAGGATATGGTGTTTTTACATTGCGAACATTTGGTTCCACAGCAAACATCGCGGACTTTGGTTCTGCCAACATACTCGGGAGCATTGATCTGCCCGTAGTCAATCGATCTGCCATTTCTTGCCCAACCATCCGAGCCGTACCCCTTGCCGCCCGTCCAGCAACCGGAGCCATTGGAGCCACCGCCATAGCTGCATCTAAGACTTCGGGTTTGACCCGTGTTGTGCCGCCAATGCCACCCGCGCCCGTAGTTAGTGGTTCGCCATAGGACAACAGATTCATTGTCTTTGACACTTCCGGAACCATCAAAAACTTCATCAACCCTTGCATTTGTTGCGTTTGGGTTGGTGAGTACAGCTTTTCTAGTTCGTCAGCCAATAGCCCATAAATAGGGTTTCTCGGGGTGGGGCGTATGTAGTCCATGCTGTCACCACTTTACTTTGTTGGCCCAATATGCCGCACTCATCTTCCCCTTTTCGATGTTCTCAGCGTGTCGGGCTTTGAATGCTTCGTTTCTCTTTGTGCCGTCCGGAGAGCCTTTTACCCCTTGTTGACCAAAGCGAATCAGCTTCACTTCGTCCCCACTCTTTGCCAGCACAGCATGACTTTTAGTCGGATGAGATGGGGTTTTCTTTGGGGCGTTGTACCCCGAGAATGATTCTTTGCCGCGCTTAATCATTTCTTTGCTGTTTTAGCAGCAGCCTTGAATGCAGCCGCAGTGGGCGCACCCTTACTACCGACTTTTCTCATGCGCTCGGGCTTTACACCCGCAGCCTTTTGAGCCTTGATGCGGTCTTGTTTGGCATTGATGTTTGCGTACAAGCCCTTCATTTTCGGGCCTTGTTGGTTGCTGTGCGCTTGCCCCGCATCGGAAGATTTGCCTCACTCATTGCGATTGCAATGGCTTGCTTGGGGTTCTTCACGACTTTCCCGCCCTTACCGCTGTGCAAGTCACCGCGCTTGTATTCGCCCATGACTTTGCCGATCTTCTTTTGCATTGCGTCTGAGACTTTCATCATTCTGATTCTCCTTCGCTGTCATCAGTAATGGGGCCACCAACAATCCATGCCGAGCAAGTGCGCTTTGATGCACATTTGAAATGGAACACTTCACAGTAGCCCAAATCACCCGCTTCGATCACATCCCATGCGTCTGAATCCTCACCCATTCCCTTGTCGATGCAGTCCAGCATCTCAGTGGTCTGAATGAATGCCGCGCAGTTACCGCAAGTTGATTTCTTTGCTTGAGAGGCCGAAAGTCGCCAACCCTCACCGAGTTTGCGCCAATAGTCGTTGTTTGGTTCGTTAGGGTTCATTGGCCCATACATCGCCTTGTCAATCGCTTTTTGGCGACACTTCAAGTTCTCAGCAACATCTTGAGTGGCAACGGGGCATGAATCGCCCTCATCGTCCATTGCTTTGCTTTGTTTGATCTCGATGCTGATTTCAGCAGCAGGGGCAAGAAGTCCGGTCATATAAACCTTTTAAAAAAGAGGGGCCGAAGCCCCGGCCTCAGACTGTTCACTTGTGGGAGGAAAGACCACCAGCATCGGTTAATCATATTCTAATGGAATTCCTATGTCTCGGGGCCACAAATCCAACATTGTCATTGTAAAGACCGTTTTCTTGTGGGCCTCAATCCATAAGCGTTTTCTCTCATCTTTTGAGAGATGTTTTCCTTGATCTAGTTCTTGATGGCAGTCTTGACAGAGTGCGGCAGTGTAAATATCGCTTGCCTTTATACCTCTGCCCTTGCCATGCTCCGACCAATTGGAGTGTGCCGCTTGTACTGACCCGTCCCGTCCACAGTGCTGACAAAGCAAAGATGCCACATTCTTGAGGTGGGTCTTGCTCCGGTAATAGGTGTACTTGGGGAACATCAACATATATGTGTCCTTGTTGGTGTCCCCATAAGGCAGGGTCGGTAGCAACTGAACGGAAGCACCACGGAGCCAAACCGTTTACACCAACACCTTTATGCTACCTCAAATCCTTTTGAGAAACTTACTCCAAAGAAATCCACCGCAAACCTTTGCACAGAACTGCAAAGCCACAATCTCCAACATCAAACCACCAAAAGCAATGGTAGGGAATGTCACCGAGTCCACCGCCGCACCAGCAACATTAGACCCATTTGATCGAATTGCCCATGATTTGTATCTCAAATAATGATAAGCAATGGTGTCAACAATCATTGAAAGAGCAAAAGCCACAAATGATGCCAAAGCAATCGACCCAGCTGCCGGATTGAGCAAATAGGAAATTACGCTAGCTACAGCAATTAAACCACCCATCTTTATGATAAGTCTGTCGTTTTCCCATTGTTCATGTAGTTTGTCTCGCAATGACAAATCCAATCCAATGAGAACAAAGGCGTTTATAGGACTAAACCACGGCCCGAGCCATGCCACCAGCAGATTGGCTACGACAAGTGCAGAAATGTAAATTGCGGGGTAAATCAAATCAAAATCTCCTGTAACGGTTTTGCTTCCCAAAGGGTTGGGGGGTTGGTGGAATCTATCCTCTTTGCCATGCAGCCAGCACACTCCATTTTTCCGGAATGATTGACAGCTACATTTGTTGAATCAGCACTAGCCAAAGGCCACGGGCCAGCAGATAGACCCAACATCCTTAATCCATGCACCCAAGGCAATTGCCGCCCAAAGGTGTTTGTCATGGCGTTAAATGCTTCGTCCATCTTTCCGCACCATTTGGTAGTCCCAATCTGCCAATACTCGCCAGCTGACCCAAAGCAGACCCGTCCCCATGTGTCGCACAGTTCCAATAAATAGGATATTGGCAAGCCCAAATGCCAAACGGGAATGCCAAACTCTTTGCGGAAGGGCCATGTTTTGACCATTTCCCTCTGTTGTTCAACAGTCCCATCAATAACATCCGGCACTACAGCCCAATGTGGATGCACCAGCAAAGGTTCCACCCATTTATAAAATCCATTGATATCAAAGGGCAATCCGCGAGTTTTGGCACTAAATGCCCCGTTATCCAACATTAGAGACTGTCCCAAACGCAAACACCTTTGCAAGTCATCCGGTCGTGCATAGGAAACACAGAAATGCTTGCCGCCCATTGTCTCTATGGCCTTCATAGGGGTTATGGGTGTTCCATGATAGTGAATCATAGATCAACCCCCTTATTTGCTGACCATGCGAGTAACCATTCAATGAACTCTGAGCCATCCTCAATAGTGAACTTGTGAGACTGCAACCCCAATTGAACCACCCTTTCGCCATCAAGTGAAGGGGCTACCTTTCCGATCTTGCGATTAGTCTCGTGTGCCCATTGGTCTATTAATAATCGTTTCCAATCGTCCGCAGTCCATTTTGAACCCGCGCCCTTCATCGCAATATATATTTTATGGATGATGCCGTGAAACATATCGTTTTGTTCTGCGCTTCTACGCGATTGTTTTATTTCAATCCGCAGTTTCTGCCCTGCCATCAATGTGGCTTTGATTTGAGGCCACAAGTCTTTTAATACTGCGTGTCCTTGTTGGGGGTTATATAAAGTGTAGTTCATATTTCTTTCACCATAATATCTATTCCTTCTTTTGAAGAATAAACCTTTGTCAAGTGCAAATCCACCACTTGTTTGTCATCAAGATACACGATGCCGTTCATGCCATCAAGTACAGCCTTCACTATGTTGTCAATGTCGGGCTTTTTGGTCGGTCGTTCAAGTCCTTCAATACAAGCCTTTTGGCGCGTTTTTGAGTAGGATGGCGGTATGGGTATTCCGATGTGAAGATAAGCCGCTACAGCCCCGATTAGAGGGCTTGTAGACCCCATCGCTTGTTTGGCATAGGTCTGTATCGACTTCTCGTAGGTCAAAGTCTTTGCATCTGTGTAAGTTTTTACAAAGGTTCCTTGTCGCGCAAAGCGGGGTCTGCCTTTGCCGGAGACTTGTGGGACAGTGAAAAATATTTGAATCATTTTAATTGTGTTGCGTTGCTCATGTCGATATAAGCGTTAGACCGGATTATCTGACCACCGTTTATATTTTTCTGTGTTGCTGTTTGGAAAATGGTTATCTCCGGCACATAACCAATTTGATTTGATATTTGTTGAACAAGCAAAATCTCAGATTGGTTTAAATATAAAAATCCGGTGAACGGGACACATAATGCTTTTGCAATTTGCTTTCCCTTTTCGAGTTTGTCAAATGTCACCAACCATTGATAATTAAATCTTCCGATAAATTCCTCAATGGTCAAGTCTCTGCATTTGGTTTCGACCACCCGCATGATTTGATTTTGTTTAATCAATATCGCATCAATGTCTGCGGGTTTGTCTTTTGGTGTTTCGCAATACTCGTAGTCGGGAAAGTGTTTAGCGAATATCGCCATTGCTCGGGCCTCCGCTTTGAGCGATTCTCTCCCTCTCGGCGTTTTTATGTCCATCAATGCGCTCCTTCACCATGCGGGGTAATTCTTTCCACATATCGCTCGAATCGCGTAGTTCCTTCACCCGATGGCGTGTGTACTCTGTCCATCCCTTCGTCATCGCAAGAGTGGCATAGTGATCGGCTAACTCGTTGAGCATTCAAGTCCCCCGTGATGGTCAGTGCTTTGTTGATTCTCCATGTGGGGATTGCAAACCCCAACTTCACAAAGTTGAGCAGTGCGTGTGCTTGTTCTTTGGTCATGCTTGACCCCTTGCTCGAATTGCTTGGGCGTTTGACTGCAACAAACTACGCATGATTGGACTATTGCAAGCCATTGCATTTGCATCCAATATTTCGGCGCAAGCCTCACGCTCTAAAGCCATTGCTAAATCAATTGCTGACTCTGCCGCTTGCATTGCGGCATCACCAAACTTTTTATGCTTTTTCTCTGCTGCAAGTTTTGCAAATGTCTGCATAATTTCTATGTTTACTTCTGCTACTTCTTTGGCAATTCCAGCTTTAACTGCCATTTCAATGATTTCTTGAGTCATGCTTTACCCCTCAGTTGAGCAAGTCGTGTGCTTGTTGTTTGTTCATATAAATAATAAATCTTGAGTTTGAACAGATTGTCCGGCATTATATTTTTCTGATTCGCCTTTTGGGTAAGGTTGAACTTCATAACGCAATTGATTTTTAAGATTTTGTTTTTGTTTTCTATCTCCAACAAAATAAATATATCTGTGCTTTGAACTTCTATTTATTCTGTTTTCAGAATCACCAAAATTATGGCGTGAATGCTTGCCATTCTCACCCGCCATGTCGGTGCGCTCTTTTGTCGTTCCAGTAAATAAAAAATTGGTGGCTTGATAAACATATCCAACATGGTTCATTGCTGTGTCAGCATACGAAACCACAATGCTTGGCTTTGGCAACATTTGCAGACTTTGACCTACGAGCATTGATGCGGCATTTTTTAATCCATCTTCAACACAGAGGCGATTCAGTTCTAAAACAATGTCTTTGTTTTCCGGCCCACACACTCCCATGCACAAGAAAGGACTAGCTGGCAACCCATAAGTCACGATGCCAACTAGCCTTGTGTCGTACAAACCAAAAGCATGAATTATTTGGGGCATCCGCTTGGCGTAGTGTTTTTGCAGAATCCAAGGTTCTGCCTCAAATGGTTTTATTGGAATGACCTTCATTTCCCAAACCTCAGTTGAGCAAGTCGTTCGCGGATGTGGCTAGGCATCGGTGCAGCCCTCTCAATGTCGGCTTTGATCTTCTCTAGTGCGGGGTCTGCTTTGGGGGCTGTGTCGGGTATCTCTGCCCCGTCCCATCTTTGTTGATTAAGGTAGACCAAAGGTGCGGGAATGAAT